ATTGAACTCTAATTGCTGTCATTATGCGATATCCAACTGGATATCGAAGCCTAGCCATTTTCCGCATAGACCTGATGGAGAGACACCACCGCTATTTCTCATAGTTTCTAAAGAGTTTAATGCTGATCTGGCAGCATCATTGAAATTATCAAATGTGCCTAAGCCTTGGCGTATTTCTTTAGCAGTTGTATAGAATGATACATAATCTACGATAATTCTGATTTTAGTAGTTGCTTTCATGTTATTTCTCACTTTATTGATTTGATGAGTCTATTATACCAGAATCTGCGGGGATGTCAACACTTATTTACCATTTAGACATCTTCTGAGTGAAGTCAATTATCTTAGTTTGTACCTGTTCTTCTGTGAATCGTTGATGGACTTCACGCCAGTATTCTTCTCCTTCTGGTGAAGCATCCCACATAAAGGCACCACCTAAACCAACCACCCTATCTTCATCATCGTGGAACGCTTCGTCCGCGTTAGTCATGAACTTCAGGGTTAGGTCATTTCTGTCTAGGAATTCTAGTAGATCGTTGGGGATATTCATATATTATAGGTTAGTTCTGTGGTGGTGTATAGGTTGTGTGAATGGCATGAACCAATCTATCATGATCAAAACCAACCACTGAGATTTCTGTGAATGTTGTGTAATCGGTATCAGATTCTCCGAATATCAATGTCCGGTATAATGGGATATTATATTTGATATGATGAATTATATAAACACCATCAGACGCTTTGATCTTCAAATATGTCTCAAAATCGTTGGTAATCATTGATACTTTGAAATCGTGTGGCTTGTAATATGAGTATTCTCCATACTCCTCGTTTATTTTTTTAATGATATCCGTTTCAGTAATTCCTAGTTGTTCTGCTGATAGTTCAAACTCTTCGTTTTTGTAGTTCTTGATAATTATCTTCATGGTGTTATGTCCAGTCCGCTATCAGTAGTCCTAAACAATTTACCATCACCATAAAAGGCCTTCAATTTCTTACCATCCCAAGTATTAACAACACACGCGACAGAACGTCCATCCGATAAGTTTAATCCAATAGCCACAATGTAAGCATCAAATCCACATTTGGTTTTGTAGGTTTTGCCTACTATCAATTCACACATTTTCTTTCCTCTCTCTCTCTCTCAAAGTTATTTTTTATAAAAGATATGATTTTCTATTGTTGCAACATACTTTAATGAATTTCTCCATCTTGGTTTAACATTTTTTGTATGATACCACATAGCACCTTTTGAAATCTCGTTTTTTGCTATTATAATATAAAACTCATCTACATTTTTTCGTATAACATGTAATACCTTTTTATTCCTTGCTGGTTTCCATCCATTATTATACCAAGAGAATTGCTTAGGTTGCTTTATAACATCACATAGATTTGTTGGATAATTCTTAGACTTAGATCTATTATTAACCACATCCATTATCATAAACTGTCCAAGTGTAGATTCGGATCTACCTTCATGGTACACATTTAATGCCAGACAATCCTTTTCATTATCAGTAATAACACGAGCATTGCCTATCATCGGTATCAAACATAACACCAAAAATGCTATTAATTTTATATTCATAATATAATCTCAAAGTTATTTTTAAAGGTTTATGCGTTTAAGTATTAATGTGTATCCATCAACACCAGACATCAACCAGAAATATACAAGGGATGCTTCAATATTGTCTGATAAAGTCTTTTTGCAGTCTATATTACTGATCCATACTTTTGTCTCATAGAGGTTGTGTGCCATGTCAGGATCAGCAATCACCACGGTAAGGGTTTTTTTCTCGTGGGTTTCTATTGAATCGTAGGCAATACTAGAATCGGCAAGCCAGTCTGATATTTGTAATTTTAGTGTGTTTTTTGCAGTCATAATATATTTCCAAAGTTTCTCAAAAGTAAGACTAATTATACCTTGTATGGACTTCCTTGTCAACACTTATTTTAAATTATTTTTGTTTCACTAACTTCGATACTCAATGATATGATACTTTTCTTTACCATCTTGGTATGCTTGTATTGCATCTTCTTCATTGACAAAAAACCCCAAGTGCTTATTCACACCATCAACCATGATTCGTGCTTGCCATTTTTGACACTTTTTGTCCCAAGAATACCCCTTTGAATGCGTATTAAATGAATTCTCTTGCTTAGTAACGACTCTCAAGTTGTCAATGCGGTTATCATCTCTTATACCGTTTCTGTGGTCAATGAACATCTTTTCAGGAATGTTGCCGTTATGCATAATGTAAATCAATCTATGTACTCTATGACGTTTAAAGTCTGCGGTCACCAAGGTATATCCATAGATGTCAGTTGTGCCAGCCATAGCACCCTTCCTTGCTGTAGGGGACCTATTAGTTTTATTATACAACTTACCATCTCTGTATTCAAATAGTTCATTCAGTCTTTCTTGACTCGGATCACCTGTGGGAAGTGTCATCTCATTACCTCTAAATGATAGTTTTAGTCATTGGAAATATCTTTGTGATTGCTTTAGCACAAGCAAGAGCAACTTTTTGATGCTCTAATTGTGTCCCGTTAGCACATCTCAATTCGATATAATGTAACCAACTCCTGATCGTACCATTCATATACATTCTTGAAACTGTATTACCTTCAGGAAGAATTGCTCTTGCTTGTTCCTTGGCAATGCCATTACTAATTGCCCAATCATAATTCTCTTTAACTAAACGAATCAACTCCTTCTGTCTTCTATCCCATTCACCACACAACTCCCTATCTTCATTAGGAATAGAGTTTTGTCTATTCTTGGTGTCTTGTAATCGTGCATCACGAGTCACAAAAGCAAGATCAGTAGTAGGATCAGCATATCTCTGAGAAAACTCTTGGAATGAAAATGATCTGTGTCTAAGAATTTGTCGTGCAATATCTCTTGTAGTTTCAATCTCAATACAAGCAGATACCATCTCAAGTGGACTCCAATGCTTGTTCTTGATAAGATAGTTAATAAGTTTTTCTGAGGTTTCATTATTCATTTGATTAGATGGATTAGAAACTCTGGCACAGAATGCCACTAGATCTTGAATATCATTTAACCCAGAATCATCTACCGGTGTTGAATAACTAATTAATTTTACTCTCATACTTTAAACCCCTTGAAATCGTTCATTTTTTTATTTGCATAATTCGCTACTGGTGGTTCAGCAGGTGCTTGTCCCGAATCCATTATACCCTGTGCTGATTGCTCAACATCATATAACTTCATCTTTGCTTTATCTACCCCGACAATGAATCTCTTATTAAGATTAAGATCCGCATATCGGTTCTTCAATTGTTTCACTAGGATTTGATTTAATCCTTCTAGTTCTTCATTACTAATCAATGCAAACATTAAATCTGCTGTTGCTGGTAAACCAAATGATTCTGAAGTATCTGTAAGTTCTACATCAGAACTATTAAACCCTGAACGTGTAACCTGTGTTGCAGAGATAATAGGTACATTAAATTCTACCGCTAAACCTCGAATCTCTTCAGCAATTGATTTGATTAATGTATAAGAGTTAACAGAACCACCAATACCTTTCATTCTTGCCGAAGCACAAATATTAAGATAATCAATAAAAATGATATCAGGCATAAAGTTCTTTTTCAATTGCAACTCTTTTAATAAAGACCTGAAATGCCCAACATGAGCAGAACCAGTTGGATACTGTTTGATCTTCAACATACCTTGGGATTTCTTAGAGATGCTATTAATCTTACTAGTGAATGCTTCTTTTGATATATTCTTAATATCATCTAAGTCTGTATTCAAAAGGTTTGCATCAATACGTTCAGCAATCTTTTCTTCTGCCATTTCCATTGTAATATACAAGGCATTTTTACCTTGTGATATGATAGAACTTGCAACGTGACACATGAACAAACTTTTCCCAGTACCAGTACCCGCTAGAATGACATTTAAACTTTTCTTACTAAAACCACCCTTTGTGATTTGATTGAAGTAATCAAGGTCGATGGGTAATTTCTCTTCGGTTCTATGATAAAATTCGTAACGTTCATCTACATCAGTGAAATAATCATGACCAATGTTTTGATCAAATCCGACTGACAAAGCATCTTGTAACAATTCTGGTAATGCATTTTTGGTTAACTCCTGATCTTTACCTTCAATGATAGAAATAGATTTCATGATAGCAAGATAGATTGCTCTATCCTGACACCATTTTTCTGTATGATCTAGTAACCAATCTATATCAGTTACTTCTTCTTTTCTTGATACTTCTGAAACTATTGTTATAACTTCATGGTACTGTGAATCCGATAGATTAGCACTATCTAATTCAATAGATAATGCTTCTCCGGAGGGCAGTTTATTGTACTTAGAAACAAAGTTTAGAATCTCTTGAAAGATAATGCCGTGATTTCCTTCAAAGTATTCCTTCTTTAAGAATGGGATAACCTTACGAGTAAAGTTATCATTATTAATCAGATTCCGTAAAATTATTGTCTGGATCTCTGTGTTCATGTTTTGTATCACCTATTTTATAATTTCCGTCAGTAAAAGCACTATCTAATACAAAACTTAATATGTCACCCACATAATTATTAAAATCTATATCGGATTCAAGATCCACAGTATCTAAACCGGATGGAACATAGTTAATAGCATATTCAAACTTTAAAGTTGCTTTGGCATCTTTATCCAAAGGTTCTGTAAAAGAAATAGCACCATAACTTAATACTACACCGGTGTATTGACCAGATAGAAGTTTAAATGAATCATATTCAGCATCTTCAATGTAAGATATTTGTTCAAAATCATATTCTGTAATATTATTATTATACATCATTTTCCTCCGTTTGTAAAGCAGTAATATCAATATCACCTAAAATAGATTTATAACCAATAGTGAAATGACTCTTAACGAATGCAGAGAAATCCGTTTCTTCTAATATAGATTTCCAGAAACCTTCGTTCATTGTATCTTTTTCTCTTACCTTCGGATCAAGCAACTCTCCAGTAGATTTATCAACTTTACAATACCAACCATTGGAAGGCTTACCAACATAATTGCCAGCCAGAGCAATATCAAGCAACCCAGAGTAACGCTGTATACCGCCTTCCCAAGAAACTGTAATAGGAATTTTTGACTTCTCTTTAACATATCGTGATTTCTCTACGTTGATTATGAAATGATACCCTTGTATTTCTGTGCCTTTCTTATCTTGTTGTCTACCAATAATCCATACGTTATCCGCACTGTACATTACACCTGTACCACCTGATACAACTGGTTTTGAATACATTTCAAGAGTTTGATATGTATGATTCACGGCAATCATTGGAATATCTTTCATTGTCAGATAAGGAGTTGACATACGAAATAGACCTTTCAATGCTTTTGCTCTTGACATATCAGCGACTGCTTTTTCATTTAAGGCATCATCAAGTTCTTTCTTAGATGCTAAGTTACCAAGTGAATCAATTACAACAACAACTTTATCTTCTCTTGTAATCATTTCTAACTGATTGATTAGATCAAACTTCAACTCTTCTACGTTAGTAATGGGTGTATGTAAAACTCTTGAAGTATCAATATCGAATGATTGAAAATATGATTGTGGTGAACCAAACTCTGAATCATAGAACAACATAACAGCATCAGGGTATTTCTTTAGATAAGCAGATGCCATTACTAACCCAAAACTTGTTTTGAAATGTTTAGATGGTCCTGCTAATACCGTTAATCCTGGAGTCAAACCACCTTCAAGTGACCCAGATAATGCAACGTTGATCATTGGTACATCAGTTGGAATCATATCCTTATCAGTAAATAACTTTGATTTTGATAATACTTCTGTAGATTTTAGTTTAGAATTCTTTTTTAGTTTGTCCATGATAGACATACACTTCACCTCTTTATTTAATTAATAATAAGATTTATTATAACACACTTTCGATTAAAAATCAACAGTTTTATAATTCACTCCTGCCTCATCAAACATACGTTTAGACCAAGACCATTCTTCATCCCAATTAGTAGGAGTATCCTTATATAACATAACAACATTCTTTATGCCTACTTGAATAACACCTTTAGCACAACTAGAACAAACAGGTAATCCATAAACATATAAAGTAGCACCATCCAAAGATGTTCCAGTAAAAGATGCATTGAATATACAATTCATTTCTGCATGAACCACCATTTTATATTTAACTTCTCGGTTATCATAGTTCTCTGGGTTATCATTAACTCCTCTCGGAAATCCATTATATCCCTGAGCAAGAACTTGACCTTTAGATCCAATCACAACCGCACCGATTTGTTTAGACGGATCTTTGCTCCAAGTAGAAACCTCTTTTGCTAATTTAATATATCGTTTATCCCATTTCATTCATTCACCTTTTACATATTTTTATAAATAAATTCTATTGCACCTTCTGCTTCTTTATTAAGTGGTCTATTACCATACCATCCACCAGTTTCCACATCTAATTCTTTACATAATTCTGCAATTTCCATTGCTGTTATTGGATACTTCTGTTTCACTGCATTACCCGCAGTTGATACCATAATCTGATACATTTTATGATACCACCCAGTAGAACTAATTGTCCTATATTCAGCAACTAATTTCTTATTGATAAATGGACAATTTCTATATGAATTCCATGATATAGTTCTATTATCCATTTGATCCTTTCTATGTTGTAAAATCATCTCCTGCATACTACTTGGCAATCTATCAAAGAAGTTATTACCCTTTGGTACAAGTGTAGGATGTTTATCTATTAAAGCATAAGGATCAATATACTGACCAACATTAGTAAATATAAAGTTATTAGCATTTTTATAATCAGCAGGTACATAATACATTCTAGACAGATCTTTAGTTTGTCTATCTCCAATAGATTCCAATTCACTATTCAACGCATACCAAAATGCTTTTATCTTTGATGCTTCTACATGACATTTCAAAGGGAATATCAATCTAAACTTTGGAAACTCCTTTGTAGATGATGCTGTAGAATAACACACATAATACCAATCACCATACTTTTTTGCTAAGGTTTCTTTTAGATCACCTTCAATTTGATGATCATCAACATCTACTGCTGCCCAACCACACCAAGATATAACAGAATCATTCTTTCTGGTTGTATCTTTTTTAAATGAAGCAGGTGAAATCAATGGTGCATTTCTTTTACCTACTCTAGGGATATTTGATAACTTATATAAGAACTTCTCGAACTCTGGGAAGTCAGAGAAGTTCATTACCTTGTCAGTTTTGTTGTCGAAAATTGATTTAAATAAAGTTAGGGATAATGCCATGATTTCCTTCATGTGTGGGTGAAACCCAATTTTCAGGTTTGACCATATCAGGTAAATTTAATGGGTTGTATCTTGTAGGATTGACACCAGGAAGTTTAGTCATATTAGCATTATATACTTTATCCCATGCTACATTAGCATCAACACCCATAGTATCTAAAGTAACAAATGCAAACACCAAAGTATCAATAAGAGCATCAACAACTTCTTCAGCATCTCTAGTATTGATTGCTGTGTATAGTTCATCAACTTCTTCTTGAATTTGTGTTTGTCTAAACTTTAAATATTCATTCATAATTGATTTGAAGTGTGTAGGATCACCTGCCATTTTATCAGCAACCCATGTATCCACACCAAACTTCTTATGCATATCTTTAATATCTTGAACCAAATCTTTACTCATTACCACTCTCCACTCTAGTCATACCCAATAAGACACGAGCATCATCTCGTATCTCTGCTGTTACTGCTAAACCATACATATCAGGGTTTAATAGATTTCTTAAAAATCTTTCAACTTGTTCATCCAACATAATATCCTCCACTCTCAAAACATTAACTTTAAGTTAAATCTAAGTATAATCCCAGATAGAACAAACCAAATGAACATAAGTTCATGCTCAAATGTTATTTCTATTTTACCATTGATTCCCATTTTAATCAACATAAATCTACATAATATAGTCCATAAACTAGACCACCGATGCCAACTAATACCATTACACCATTAGTTACTATCATTGCGGGTTCTTTCCATCTGATAGAAACAATTAACCATAAGATACCACCACACACCAAGATAAGCGGACCAAGTGGATAATAACCCATAGAATTGAATGCTGTACCAATAACCAAAATTACTGTAGCACACCATTTCAGATAAAAATTCAAATCATACATAACAAACTCCTTTACTCAATTTATACTTAATTATACTATAAGATGACCTTGTTGTCAACTCTTTTTATTATTATAACACACACACA